TTGAAAAATCAAATGAATAAGTTGATTCGTTAACATCAATTTCTGGAATACCAGTATTGAGTTTTTCGTTTGAGTATTCCCAAAGTTCACATATTAAATCAAACGTTTGTAATGCACCTAATTGATAGAATATAGCCTCATGTTCAATAAACTTGATCACGAAGATCTTTTTATTTAACGGCAAATAGATAAGATCGCCCTCTCGAGGTCTAGCTAATGGATCTACATTACCAATCTCATCAAAAAAAGTTCTACGCGCTATCGTAAATGTTATCTGATCTCTGATTTGTAGATTAAACTTGGATAAGAAATCTCCTTCACCTTGGAATCCAGAAACGTCTTTGATATATACGTCAACAAAATACGACTGATTATATTCTGATACGCTATCTTGACCATAAATTTCATCTTTATTTTTCAACTGTCTTGGAATGTAATACACATCGTGTCCATATAATTTTATAGATTCGATGATCAAATTCTCAATCAAGCTCTGTTCCATAGAACTTGTGAAGTTGTTGAAGAAGACGCTGGTAGGACACATTTATTCAATATCCTTTTTATTTTTTCTCTCTTCCCACCATAATTTCATTCGTTCAGAATGTTTTTGCTGTCTCACCGAATCCGATTTATATTTTTCAGCACTTATTTTACCAGCATGAGAAGCTAAAGCTTTAGTATCGTTATTTTGCATTCTAGTTATTTTAGCTCTTTTGATCGCCTCAGGATCCATAGGAACACCTTTTCTAGCTTTTAATAAAGCTTGATTGTGTTCCAAACTATTTTTTGTACCTCGCCTTCCATCATGAAGTTTTTTAATATGTTCAGGAGATCTTTTTCTTTTAGAAGCTGAAATAGACATGTTGCGTTTATGTTCTTCAGTAAATTCTCCCCTTTTCCAACCATCAAAAAAGAGTCCATCATTTTCATGTTTATTATAAAAACATTCATTTATTTTTGCATTTGCTGTTTTTAAAATAAAAGATTCAAATTTTCTAATAGTATATACATCTCCTACGGCAATTATTTGGCGCGTAAAATCATGTGGTCTCACTTTATATTCCTGTAACATATACTTAGACGAACAAATATATCCATCATCTAGGTTGCCTTTGTGTGAACCCACATAAAGTTTTTGTGTTTTATGATCTGTCCAACAGTATACAAAAGATTCCATAAAATTAACCTTACAAGAGTATTTACACAAAAGTTCATCCTACCCTACCATATCCATAACAGGTAAACTGTAACTGCTAATCATCTTATCTTCTAAGTCTGCAATTTCAGCAACAGCATCATTATAAATCTTTTCACCATTAAATGTCAATCCGCCAGGAAGTTGCATACCAGTAAACTTAGTTAGATTAGAACCCCATTGACGTTTAATGAGTGCAGTCGAATATCTCATCAACCACAAATCTTTCCACACATCAACATATTCAGTTGGATCTACGATTTGATAAGCTTCAACAAGCAGATATTCGTTTGCAAGTGAGTTCCAGTCCATGTCAATATACAAGCGATTAGTATGACGATTGAAACGCAGAAGCTGTTTACCGACCAACAACTCAGAAATCAATGAAAGATGTTCCATGGTCATGTAATAAGGAACCATCGATACAGATGTTAATGTATAAAGATCATTTAAAGCGATCTGATAACGAATATTAAATAAGTCATCTGAACGAATAGACGGGTCGGCAATATTAAAAAGATTCACTGCACCAATAACGTTATCTGGAACAGTGATGTATTTATTAATCTTATCTGTATTAGTTACAAGATGTTTGTAATAGATCTTTTCGGTGCCGTCAAAGTGATAATCCCAATAATATTGTAATGCGTCATCTATACGATCTTCTACCTGATCTTCGTCTACGTTGATTTCGATAACTGGTTTACCTAGTCGTCTTAGGCAATATTCTTTAAATGCAGTACGAGTAGTTGGAACAGCCATTTTAATCTCCGAGATTTATAGAGTATTTATTTGTATTGAATACCATTCAACAAATGCATCATGATACTGGAGTCTTTCTTTTAATGAATGAAATGAATGATGCAACTTTTTTGTTTCTCTTAACACCTGGTTCACCTTGTGGACCAACACCAAGCCCTGCAATTTGACCACCACCAACTGCATTTGTTGGAGCATCTTCTTTCATTTCTTTTGTCTTCTTTTTCATTGAATTAATGAAACTACGATACACGGCCGCAGCTCCTGCTTTACCCATTACTTTTGCTCTTTGTTCCATAGCAATCGCTGCCTGTATTTTATGCGCGTGTGACCGATCACTTGATTTAATTTTACTTACACTTGCTTTGGCATCATCCTGCGTGGCAAATTTAAGACCATGTATTGTGCCTTTTGGATCTTCATCTGTATATAAATCAGAATGTTTGTCTGACTTATCTGGTTGACCTGGCTTCTTTGGTATTCTTGCATCTTCTTGTATTGATTTACATTTGTTAAATGCCGGCCGAGTAGTTGGAGTAGCCATTTATCGAGTCACCTCAGGTGTTACTGTAACTATTCCTTCTTGAACTCTTGTGACGATCGCAGCGTTGCTTGTAATTTCACAATCATAAACATATCTGCCATACGAAATATTCGCAGTAGCATTAGCAGAAAGAGAAAGCGTTACCGAACCAGAATTAGCAACTGTAACCACAAATGCTGTAGAGTTTGTAGACGAATAATGCCTTCGCATTTGAGCAGCACCAGTATAGCCAGCTAAATTCATAACATCACCGTTGGCGTCTGCAACAGTAATAGTATTACTGAATGTAGTACCCTGATCTAATATTATATTTGCCTTTATAGATGTCATATTTAATCCAGAAAGTTTGTTTTTTCTATTTATTATTTATAGAGTACCAGTTTCTATCTAATTTAGTATCAGCATTCATTATTGGAAAACTTAATGATACTCTTTTACTTAATGGAAAACATTCATGATATTGATGTTTAGGCACATATATAAAATCACCTGGACCAATATCACACTCAAATTCTACATCTAATTTTTTACCATTTATATTATGTTGAAAATCACAGTCTTGCGCATGCTGTTTATAAAGCTTCCAATGGCATTTACCAGATTGATGTATAATTATATTATCTGCATTATCATAGTGTGCTTTAAACGATTTGCTTTTCTTTAGTCCGCAATATACGTGAACATCAACCGAAGTGTTTGGAATGGTAGATTCTATCGATAAACATAAAGAATTTATGTCTTGAATTATCTTAGATGCACCTAAAATGACTAAACTATAATTTGCGTTTATTTTATCAAAGATAAATGCTGTAGAGGCTCTAGGCGTTGGGCACCAAGTTGAGATGAATGTGGGTATATCTATTTTTTTATTAGATTTATCAATTAACTCTATTTGTTCAATAGTAGTTCTATATGGATCATTTAGAAGATGCTCTATATCATTCCAGTCTAATAATGTTGAGTCAAATATATTTTTAGAATAAAAAGCTATATTCGGCTCTTTAAGTATTTTGTTTAAAAGTGCCTGAGTAAAAGCTTTTTCTTTTTTATTCAATTTTTTAATACTTCGATTCAATTCAAACATTATAATTTAGCAATTAACATTATGGAAAATTAAGGCACTATATAATTAACCGATGAACCTGTCATTGCCAATAATTCGGCTTTAGTATCACTGGGAAGATTCGGACCTGGAAGCCATGCTTCCTTAAAACTATATGCAATACTATTGATATGTTCAATTAACCCATTTTTATCTCCATTCCACTTGAACATATTTCTATTTACATTGACTTCATCAGTAAATTCAACTGTAATATTTCCAGTTAAATCCTCAATATGTTTAATTGTCCATGTTACTTCTGTCATTTTAACCTCGGCCCTGATACCCATATAACAAGTGTGCGTCTTGTCCCGCTTGTAACTGGTGTCACTCTATGCATAACATATGATGGAAATGCATGGATTATACCCTTTTGTTTTTTTCTCACGTCAGGATCGGATCCTGTCATGATTTCCAAATCCCCGCCTTCATAATCTTTAGGATCTGATAATTGTAATACTAATGAAAGTTTTCTAGGCGATCCTACACTTGGTCCCTGATCCATATGCCAAGTGTAGTGCTGTTTTATTTTTTTTTCTTTCTTCGTATATTTATATGTCGTATACTGAAAAGCTTCACTGAATCCCCATAAATCTAATCCAAAATATTTTCCATTCAAATTTTGCGCTATGTGTTCAAGTTTATTTGCTATCCAACCTTCTGAATTTATCCATGATACATTTGAGCTTCTAATTTTTTCATTAGTCTCTCCTATATCATATCCAACTAAAGCTGGTTTAGGATTCAGTTGCTCACCCATTTGAATAATTGCATTTAATTCGTCGTCCGTAAATCCATTTTCCCACCAAGCAGACAAACAACAATTAAATGCCAAGTCTGGTGAAGGTTTAAATTGCATCATATAATCTACTCATGATAAAAAAATTTAATAAACACTAATGCGTTATTGCACATCCCAAGCTACAATAACTTGTCCACCTCCACCTGCACCAACTACTACTGCAATTCCATCTTTTGGATTAACTGTTAAAATCGCAGAAGTAGTTTGTTGCCCAACAGAACCCGCTTGAGAAGCTCCTCCAGC